AGTGCAGTCTTCAGAACCCCTCTTTCTTTTATTATTATTATTTTGTTTGTTTTGTTTATTATTATTATTTGTAATCCACTATGTGACCTCATCTCTTTAGGATTATAAGAGAGGGCTGATGTTTGTAATTGGGCATGGTGAACCCATCTCTCGATCTCGCAGTACGAGCCATTCTTACGCAAAGCCTATGCAATTATAAAGAAACATCTAAATATTATAATTACATGGTATCCATATACGCAACTAATTTTGCTTACCATCAGATTTAAAACTGGGGGAATAATTATAGTCCTTCCATGGACTTGTAACCACACTAAATTTCATCTGGAATATACGCTTCGACCTGTGGTTTGGGGCCGTTAGCATACTTATACTTCCAGATTTCAACCATAGAATCATAAGTCACGTCAAGATTCCTACACATATGATCAAGCTGGTGGCGTTTTGCTACTTCTTGCATTTGCATACGTCTCTCTTCATAAACATTTCTTCCATGATTAAACCATTCCTGCAAACCCATGTCAATATTCTGCGCGCATGCTTCCGCTGGGGTCAAGGGACAACCCTTTGGCCTTAAATAACAATGCAAGGATTTGAATATAGATTTCTCAGCCAATGCACCAATGTGCAGGCCCAAATCAGAATGGTATACACTCTTCCTTTTAAGAAATTCAAAATCATCGTAGGGTAAATAATCTTGTAAAGCACTTTCCTTATCGGGCATAGTGTAAGTTTGACCATAGTGCTCCAAAAATTTTGAAGCACCAGCAATGTTAAATTTATCATAATCTGGGTGGACAGAACCAATATTATCATCGCCATAGGTCATGAGATTTACAGCATCTCTAAATGACACAGATGCTGGATACTGTGTGTAAAAGTAATCTCTCAAGTTTAGACTTCCACAAATTCCATTAATGATAACCGTCAACGAATTACCACTAATATGGGTGCCACTTTGGATGCCCATAAGGTCTCCATTGTAGGCTATGAGGGCATAAGCAATGTCACCTGCCATAGCTCTCATGATTTTAATGTCCCTATTACTATAGGACATACGGCTGGCGATGTCAATAAGAATGGACAAGGCAGCCAAAATCTTTTGTGATGGCAATTTTTGATCATATTTACCATAATCACCACCAATGATAGTATCATGACCATACTTAGTCGCAAAGTCATGAA